GGGACCGGCGAAAGCCGAGTCCCTTGCAGTTGAAAGGTTGGGTGTAATGGCATACGAAAGCAAATATGAAAATCCCTCCACTCTGAAAATGGACTACGTTCATACAGAGGCACACCAGATGGCCTACGACCTATCGGTATATCTCCATAAGAAAGTGAGAGAAATGCCACATTATGAGAAATTCACTCTCCAAAAGGATATACGAGAATGTATAGACGGAATCATGGATGAGATAGAAGCATACGAGAGATCAAAGACAATCAGCCATCTTTACACAGCCGACAGGTTGAAAGGAAGATTGGTACGGAAAATCCGATTGGCACATGATCTCAAATATTCTGCAATGAACGACAGAGTATACAAATATTGTGCAACACAGATCGGTATTCTCGGTGCGTATATCGGAGGGTTAATAAACAAGGCACAAAAGGAAAAGAAATCAAAATAAGCAACTATCTTGGGGTAGCTGTTAATTCGCACTGTCGCTCCGTGGCTTGCACGCGCTCATTGGCGGTGGCAACTGGAACAACGGGGTTCACGATGGTTCGCGGACTGTGAATTGCAACAATTATCCGTGGAACGTGAACACGAACATTGGCGTGTGGTGCGTCTGTGACTATTTTGAAAACTGTCAGATTGGTGGAGCTATGGCTTGCCAACAAGGATTATTTGATAATCATTTATTGAATAGTCAGACGGCTATCCCGTCCCGTGCAAACCGGGCGAACTTAAAACAGCGAAGCCAAATAGTAGCGAAAGCGAAGGAAGTGTGGCGTAAGCATTATTTATGAAGAGAATAACAGGTCTTATGAAAAACATCTGTACCATGAAGAACGCATTAAACGCATACCAAAAAGCGAGGCGGTGCAAAAGGTACAGACCGGAGGTTTTGGAGTTTGAAGCAAACAGAGAGGAATATCTCGGCAAAGCCATTCGGGAATTGGAAAGTTTGACATATACTCCTGGAAAGTACAAGGTATTCAAAGTTTGGGAACCCAAAGAGCGTATAATCATGGCTTTGCCATTTTACGATAGGGTTATCCAACATATGATTGTCAATTACATAGAGCCGATATTTGAGCATCAGTTCATCTACCATTCCTATGCTTGCAGAAAAGGGAAAGGTGCTCACAGAGCCAGCAAGCAGTTGACAAGGTGGTTATATAATCTGGAAGTTGTGCAAGGTAAATCAGTCTATGTACTGAAATCCGACATACACCATTACTTCCAGAGCATAGACCACAAGGTTCTGAAAAGAGAAATTAGAACCTACATTAAAGACAAGGACTTACTCGTAATCCTTGACCGGATAATAGACCATAATGGGATATTCCCGGACGGTGTCGGCATACCGGTTGGAAATCTTACGAGCCAACTATTTGCCAACGTGTATTTACACCGATTGGATATGTTCGTAAAACATACACTTCATGCAGAACACTACATGAGATATATGGATGATTTTGTGATTATATCAGAGGATCTTGAACAGTTGAAACGGTGGGAGAAACAGATAGAAATATTCCTTGCGGATGTTCTTAAATTACAATTAAATCCAAAAACAACCATTGTTTATGCAAAGAACGGAGTGGATTTTGTTGGATATAGGCATTGGAACTCTACGAAGAAAATCAGAAAGGATGCTATGCGTAGACTGAAACGCCTTATGAAGAATTTCAAAGATGGAACTATCACGGAAGAATTTTTCGACAAATCGTTTACAAGTAGAATTGGTTCGATAAAACACGCCGACACCTATAATCTGGTGCAGAAGATCACCTGTGAAGCAAAGGAGTTAAAGGAAAGTCATGCGTGATGGAAGTTATGTCATTGTAGATAGGCTGTGTGAGGCAACCACACAACTGCTTGAAATAATTAAAAAGCAGGAAGAAATCATTGAGCAGTGCAGAATATCGGATGAACTGCATAAGGAACTCGATGATATGAAAAACGACGTGGATCAGAAGATGGATTTAATTGAGTATGATTTGAGATCATACAGACGGGAGCGTGAAGAATGATAGATTTTATCGTGAAATATTGGATCGAGTTTCTTTTTGGATTGATAATCAGTGGAATGGGCGTGATGGCGAAGCTGATGTACAATCAGCACTTAAAAAACAAAGCCATTGGCAAGGGTGTAGAAGCTCTTTTAAGAAATGGTATCGTTCAGACATACAATAAGTGGTCTGAGAGGGGTTATTGCCCCATATACGCACGAGAGAACGCCACAAGGATGTATGAACCTTATCACATACTTGGCGGAAATGATGTTGCGACAGACTTAATCGAAGATCTGAAAGGACTACCGACAGAACCGCAAAAGAAGAAAGAGGGTGTAGAAGATGATATTTAAAATTCTTATAGGTTTCGCTCTCGGTTACATTGCAGCTTGCGCGACATTTTACATCCTGCAGAAAAGAGAGCGTAGGCGGAGAAAAGAGAAGAAAAAGAAAGTAAGCCTGAACACCTATGCAAAGGTAGCCACTACTGCGGTATTGGCTCATGGGATGATCCTTACATCGTGTTCCTATGTTCTCTCATGGATAGGCATGGACCCGGTGGTGGATGTATCAAGCACAATCGTCAAAGAAATCGTAGCTCCATTGGTGGTTTACCTTGGAACAAATACGATTATGAACATCTTTGAAAAGAACAAACTCAGTTTTTCAGTACCAATCAACAGCACCGTCATAAGCAAAGACGGAACCACACACAAAGCCTCTGATGATGAGGCAGTAGGATAGGAGCATTCCTGTAATTCAGAAATAATACCAATTGAATAAAAAAGAACCTCAAGGTATGATTGAGTTGCATCTTGGCGGATGTAAACAAAACAATCAAAACACTGGAGGTTCAAAATGAATTTAACACAGAATGACAGACTAAAGCAAGTAACAAGTGACACTTTAATTGTTGGAGTGGACGTTGGATCACAAACTCACTTCTGCAGAGCGTTTGACTGGAGAGGGTTTGAACTTTCAAGAAGAGTATTTAAGTTTAGCAACACCGGAATGGGATTCCTTACTTTCCTTCGATGGACAGAGGAACTCATGAATAAAACTGAAATGAAAAAGGTTATTGTTGGCTGTGAGCCTACCGGCTGCTACTGGCTTACTTTTCAGAAGTTCTTGCAAGACCATGATGTTCAGCTTGTAACTGTTAATCCGTTTACAGTAAACAGAAGTATGGAACTGGATGATAACAGTCCTGAAAAGAGTGACTTAAAGGATCCAAAGACAATAGCGTTGCTTGTGAAAGATGGAAGATTTTCAACTTCTTATCTTCCAAGCGGTGTATATGCAGAAATCAGAGAGGCCTCTGTTTGCAGAGATCAGATCATGAAGCAGCATGTACGTCTGTCAAATCAGATACAGGGATGGCTTCAGAAGTTCTTTCCAGAGTATTTTGAGTGTTATGCCGATTGGGATTCAACCAGTGGACTGATGCTTCTTAGAGAAGCTCCACTTCCACAAGATATCCTTAAAATCGGTGCAGGTGGAATCAATCAGATATGGCGTGATGCAAAGGTGCGTGCGGCAGGAATAAAGAGGGCTCAGACCCTGGTAGAAGCTGCACAGAATAGTGTGGGATTGGAAGCAGGTGAAGCTGCAAGACTCGAGATATGGGTTCTTGTAAATGACTACATCCTTAAAGCAGAACAGCTAAAAAGATTAGATGAATATCTGGAAGAAAAAGTAAAAGAAGTACCAAATGTGGAGAAACTGCTCGCCATCAAAGGAGTAGGGATGAGTACTGTGATTGGCTTTATAGCAGAGGTTGGTGATATCGGACGTTTCACTGATCCGAAGCAGATACAGAAGCTTGCAGGGCTGGAAATAGTCAAGAAAAGTTCCGGTAAAAAGAAAGGTCAGCCAAGAATCAGTAAGAGGGGCAGACGAAAACTGCGAAGAACAATGTATGAGTCGGCACGTGCACTGATGACCTGGAATCCCGCATTTCAGGATGTGTTCCTTTATTACAGGAACAGGACAAAAAAACCGCTCGGAGGGATGCAGGCAAAGATAGCAGTTGCATGTAAAGCGATACGGATCTTCTATGTAGTATTGAAAACAGGCTGTGACTTTGATGAAGAAAAGTTCCGGAAGGACATCATCAGACCAGAAGCAGCATAAAAAAAGCACATGCTGTAACAGATAACGTCCGCCAAGGATTCAATTGGTGCTGGATTACAGGAGTGCTCTCTAGGCAATGACAAAGCAGAGCGAAGCCGCTAAGACATACTTTATAGGGCATGACCCTGGATAGGAGCAAAGGCGGCACCCCACTATGGGTAGGCTGGACGAAGGAATTTAGGACTCTTTCAAATAAGATGATCCTGTTAGACATGAGAGGTTAGCAGCCATAGGGAAGAATGGGACACAGATTCGCCTTCATAAAAAGGATGACGTTTTATTTCGTGTACCTTTCTGACTGGAAAACGAAGTACGTTGAACCAGAAATGATACAGTTTTCGCCCATTATTAAGAGCTTGTCATTGTTTGCAACTTAATTAACCATTGCACAGATAGCTAAAATAAAGGCTTTTTTGTGCAAAATATATAAGAAAGTATAGAGAGGTCATATTATGACAATGGAATTTTTAATTGTAGCACTGTTCGCGGTATCATTACTCACAAACCTTACCGTTGAGGGAATCAAGAAACTTCTGGATAAGAAATCTGTTGACTATTCATCGAATGTGATGGCAGCAGTTACCGCAGTCGTTATCTCCGTGGCACTGTCCGCCGGGTATCTGATTTACACAGAAACAATGCTTAACGCAAAGATTGGCGTTGAACTCATTGCCCTTGCGTATCTTAGTTTTTTAGTTGCCACGAACGGATATGACAAAGTTATTCAGGCAATCAAGCAGATCAAACAGATTGGAAACCAGTAAGAGAATATTATTCAGAGCCATGAGCCGGATGTGAATTAACACACCCGGCTCTTTCTTTTTAAGGAGGCACGGATCATGGCATTGAAAGGTACGACAGCACAGGAGAGGGCATGGAACTTCTTTTGTGCTAAAGGATTAAGCCATTACGCCGTAAGTGGTGTCATGGCAAGCATAAGAGCCGAGAGCGGATTCAATCCTCGCAATCTGCAGAACAGTTGTGAGAAAAAGAGCGGGTATACAGATGAAACATATACCGCTGCGGTAGACAACGGCAGCTATGGGAACTTTGTCCGGGATTCCTACGGCTATGGGTACGCACAGTGGACCTATTGGAGCAGAAAACAGAATCTTCTCAATTTTGCCAAGAAGAAAAATAAGTCCATCGGAGACGAAGAGATGCAGTTGGAATTTCTGTGGGAGGAATTGACCGGATCGTACAAAGGGGTTCTTACAAAACTCAAAGCCGCAAAATCCACACAGGAAGCATCCAACATTATCCTGACCGGATATGAAAAGCCGAAAGATCAGGGACAAAAGGTAAAGGCAACTAGGGGATCTTATGCCAAGGAATATTATAACCAGTTTGCAGTGAAAAAGGAGGAAAAGACAATGAAAGTAATTATCGGAAGTGCAAGAAGAGATGAGAACGGAAAGTATGCCGGAGGCAAGCCGGGAGATCAGGATGGCGTAGAGGTAAGCACACAGAATTATTATGTTCATACCAAAGGATGGTATATGTTCCGCTTCCTGAGTGACGAACACGCAAAGAAAGTTGCTAAAGCAATGTGGGATGCCTGCATGAACAACAATATCGGCTACTGTCAGGCACACAGATCCATTATGGCAATGCTTAAAAAGTACGGCAACATGAAAGCAATCGGAGAAAAGACAGAAACAGATTGCAGCGACCTCGTAAGAGGTTGTATCTATGAGGCAACCGGCATTGACGTGGGAGCTTTTAGCACCGCAACGGAGCCGTCAGTATTAGAAAAATCAGGCCTGTTTGCTAAAAAAGTTTCCGTTACATCTGCAACCGTCCTTAAATCAGGAGACATTCTGGTTACAAAGAGCAAAGGGCATACTGTTATCGTTGTTTCCGTAGGCGGATCCGCCCCAAGTGGAAGCGCATCAACATCCAAACCGGCAGTGTCTGGCAGTACAGCAAAGGTTGAGAGTGCAAGAAGTAAAGATGCAGCAATCGCCGGAAAATACAAAACGACTAGCAATCTGTACCTGAGAGTTGGAGCCGGCACCGGAAAAACTGCAATCACTTTAATGCCAGCCGGATCATCGGTACAGTGTTATGGTTACTACACAACCTACAACGGAACACGTTGGTATTATGTGGTATACGGAGACAAAACCGGATTCTGTTCATCTGCATATTTACAGAAAGCCTAAAGCGATGTAAGATGGTATAAAATCGAAAAGGACTTCGTTGGTAATATGCCAGTAATATACAAATGAAAGCAAAAACCGCATAAACACTGAGACCTTGTGCTACTGCTATGTTAGCACAGGGTGTGTGCTAATCAATAAAAACGAACCCCGGAAATTCAATGTTTCCGGGGTTTTATTGTGCGTATTTTTACAGTGAGTGTTCGTAAGTTTGAGTAAAAATTTGATAGTAATATACTGGCAATATACTTATAATATACACGCAAGATACAAACGATTTTGCATAATATACGCATAATATACTTGGTTTTTGACACTGTTTTAGAATATTTATACAGTAAAAGGGAGGTATGACCTCCCTTAAATTTTGTTGACTTCATCAATAAGCTGTTGTGTGGTTTTATGTGTGTACACTCCCTTTGTGACATTGTTTTTCATGCTGTGACCCATTATGAGTTTGATGCAAACCTCATTCGCTCCGGCATCATCCATGAGAGATGCGAACGTGTGCCGGCCATCATGGGGAAGATGTTTCATGTTGAGCTTATTCATAACTGTATTGAAATTCGCACTAACATAGGAACCGTATGTGTAGTGATTGCCATATTTGTTGTTTACCAGAAATCTACGGTTGGCATCGTACCGGTTCTTTACGAGAGGCAGGATTTTGTCTGCAATAGGAATAACTCTGTCTGTTCCGGCTTCTGTTTTCATTCCTCCAATCATATATTGTTCGTCCAGATGCACATTATCCGTGGTTATCTCCAAAAGTTCCGTAGGTCTTAGGCCGGTGTAGATCGTAATGAGAATGAGGTCCACATTGTTTATCACATACAGTTTAGACCAAAGGGTTGCAATTTCTTCATTGGTATATCTGCTATGGATTTGTTCTGTCGGATCAACCCATGAGTATACAAAGAACTGAGACAAATCTTTTTCTATATAGTTGTTCATCAGGGCATACTTGTATAGATTGTTAAGGATCGTGCGGATATTAGAGACAGTAGAGTTTGATTTACAGGTCCATTTATTGATACACTCCTGGACCTCATCAGTTCGTAGGGCATTAAATTTCTTGTGGTGCAAATCTGATAAGTGGTTGAAAGCAATCTCATAGTTCCGCCAGGTGTTTGATGAAATCTTATCCGGCAGAGCCTTTCGATAATTTTTCCACTTTCCATACATCTCTGCAAAAGTAGGTGTCTCGGCGTATTTAATATGTTCCGCAACCACATCGGCATTATTCAATTCCGACAGAAAAGCATAGGCGTGTTCCTGTTTGGCGAAGTATTCAAGGTATTTGAACGTTTGCCGGTAAGCTATGGAATACTCATAGCCCTCTTCTTGCATCAGAGTCTCGGCGAACTCACAGATGGCATCTGAGGAAATAGCAGCCCACATCTGAGCTTTTCTTTTCCATTTGAAGTTATACCGGTTGAGTTCCCGGCGGATATTAGACGGTGGATCTTTCGGAGCATCAATCTCTACAAATTCCGCAATTTCAGAAGTTCTGACAGCATAAGGTTTACGCCTCTTGCCTTTTAGTTTGATTACACTACCGTAACCGTTTGGCAGACGCATAATATCATCCCCCTTTTCTTAAAAATGGGCGTAAAAATGCCCGGTATATTGTTTTTCTACCGGGAAGATGATATAATGCAAGTTGTCCAGACGAGCGCATATCGGAGCTTTCCGGTGTGTGTTCATAGATACCGTCTCTGTTAGCAGCAGAGGCGGTTTTCTATTTTAGTATTTCTGTCGATTTTCAACGACTCTACCAATGATTCTCACTGGTTTGTTTTCAATCTCTTCATTTGAGTAGAAGAGTGGTTCGTATGCCTGATTAAAAGGGATTAGCCTGATGCCACTCGGATATTTTGCCAATTTCTTACAGGTAGCACTGTCTCCATTTACCAATACAATGACGAGATCTCCACTTTCTGCATAATTCTGTTTGCGGACGATTACTACATCCCCATTACATATGCGTGGTTCCATAGAATCCCCTTTGATTTTCAATGCAAAAAAATCTCCTGTATGAGCCAATTCCTCAGAAATTTCTTCATAGTCTATAATATCCTCAATAGCTTCAATGGGTATTCCGGCAGCCACATTACCGAGAACCGGTATACGGATTGCTTTCTTAGCCATTTTCACTTTTTCGGGAGAAACCGATACTTTCATATTATCGTCTAACTGAGAAAACAACTCATCAAAACTCATAAACATTCCGTTTGCCGCTTTCTTTATAGAGGTCATAGACGGAACAGGCGGTTCTCCTGTTTTCGGATTGAGATTATTTTCAAGCTGAGATATGTAACCTTTACTCAAACCACTAGCTTTCGCAAAACTATCCATGCTCATGCTATTTTCTTCTCTATATGCCCTTATTATCTGCCCTAATGTCATACGAAAACCTCCTTTCGATGTTTAGTCCATTATACAATGCACTGTACAAAAAGTCAATTTTTTTGTAAAATGTGCTTGACAATAAATGTTTAGTCGGCTATACTCAAATTGTTCAGTCGAGCAAACATCGGACAAAGAAAGGAGGCGCAGTAATGGCGTATCGAATCAGAGAACTTAGAGAAAAGAAGAAACTTACCCAGGAACAGTTAGCTCAAATGTCTGGCGTAAGCAGAACAACCATAGTTCTGCTTGAAAACAATGAAGAGCATGAGGCTATGGTCGGTACTCTGAAATCGTTGGCGGCGGCTTTGAATGTCCCTGTCAGCAAACTTTTTACCCAAAAAGTTTAGTCGAGCAAACACGAAAAGGATAATCCACAACGAACTAAGGCACAGCAAAACGAACAGATTGAGGTAAGAAGCAATGAACAATGAGAGAGTGACACCAAAAAATGCAGCGAAAGAGTTGCAAATGGATGTGATTACGCTCCGTGAACTTATGAAAAGGGAGAAATTGCCTATTGGATATGCCATAAAGCGAGAGGGTAAATCCAAGTGGGGATTTTACATATATCGCCACCTTTTGGATCAGGAGAAAGAACGACTTGGTATAGGTTAAGCATCCGCAAGGATTGTTTAATAGATATTTTTTGAGGAAAGGAGACGCACCATGAGAAAAGGTACAGTTAAATGGTTCAACGCCGCAAAGGGCTATGGTTTCATTACAGGCGAAGATGGAGTTGACGTGTTCTGCCATTTCAGCGCATTGCAGATGGACGGTTACAAGACTCTCGTAGAGGGACAGCCCGTAGAATTTGATGTTGTTGACGGAACCAAGGGACCGCAGGCATCCAACGTAACAGTAATTCAGTAGCGGTTTAGGGGTAAGGCATTGCCGAACCCCATAAACAGAGAAAGGAAAATCCACCATGAAGATTTCAAAAATCACGATAAAGCAACTCTTCGGGATTAAGGAATGGCAGGGGGACGGAAAGAACATTGAGCTTGTCGGAGACAACGGTACTGGAAAAACATCCGTTATTGACGCAATCAGATATGCTCTTACAAATTCCTCCGACCGTGAATTTATCGTAAAAAACGGAGAGACAGAGGGAGAGATTTACATAGAAACAGATAACGGTCTCTCCATTGACAGAAAAGCCAGAACGGCAATGACAGATTACAAATCTGTTAAACAGAACGGCAATGTAATTCCAAGTCCCGAGTCGTTTCTGAAAACAATATTCACACCGTTGCAGCTTTCCCCTATGGAGTTCATCTCTATGGATAAGAAAACCCAGAACGCAACGATTTTGGATATGATTCAGTACGATTGGAACCTTGACACCATCAAGGAATGGTTCGGGGAGATTCCGAGGGATGTAAATTACGAGCAGAATATCTTGGCTGTCCTGAATGATATTCAGGCAGAGAACGGTTACTACTTTATGCACCGTCAGGATGTAAACCGTGATATTCGTGCGAAGAAAGCAGTTATCGCAGATATTGGCAGTTCACTTCCTATCGACTATGACGGAGAGAGATGGGAAAAGGAAAACCTCTCAGAACTCTACACAGAGATCGAGAAGATCCGCAAGAACAACGAGACTATTGAAAAGGCAAAACGCCTTAGAGACAGCCACGATGGAAAAATCCGCTCATTTCAGGCAGACAAGGAAATCAAAATTGCCGCACTTGATACGGAAATGGCTCAGCAGGAAAAGAACATTGAGAGTGAGTTGGCACAGCTTGAAGAGAGAATAAAAGCCCTCAGAGAGAAGAAAGACGGCCTTGCTGGTGTAAAAGCGGACAAGGTAAAGGTAATTCAGTCGGAGTATGAGGCAACCGTGTCTAAGTATGAAGCTGAGCAGGCATCCTACGCAGAATACGCAGATATGGAAACCACACCTATTGATGATCTTATGGCAAAAGCCAATGAGACTGAGAAGATGAAAGGCCATATCAATGAGTGGCGCAGAATGTTGAACATCCAGAAAGAGGTTGATGAGTTGCAGAGTGAGTCAAACAGTCTCACAGAGAAGATCGAACTGGCAAGAACTCTTCCGGGAACCATTCTGGAAACCGCAGAGATTCCGATTGAGGGTCTGACCGTTAAAGACGGAATACCTCTTATCAATGGATTGCCGGTAAACAATTTGTCAGAGGGAGAAAAACTTGACCTCTGCATTGATGTGGCAATTCAGAATCCGGCGGGATTACAGATCATCCTTATTGATGGTACTGAGAAACTGTCGGAGGAAACCCGCACACGTCTCTATGAGAAGTGCAAAAAGAAAGGGTTGCAGTTCATAGCAACCAGAACCACAAGCAACAATGAATTAACAGTTATTGAACTGTAGGAGGAAACACTATGGCAGGAAAGAATGATAACTTTGACGCACTTATGGCGATGATGGCACTCAAACACATTATGGATGATACGAAAGATATTGAAATCCATCCATTCACTTGTGAAGTGACCGTAACGCCTACATCAATCAGTTGCAGTTCTTCTGGAAATAAGGCATTTCTCGAAGATATTGACGGTGGAATGGAGTAGGCGGAGGAAACCAACAACCTCATCAAAGATATTATGTCTGAGCAGACGATAAAGCTCACTGATTTGATGAAAAAGAAATTTGGTTTCGATACCGTCAAAGTTAAGCCCAACTCCGAAGATGGTTTTGCGGATTTTTTGAAGAACCTTTTCGGGGGGGGGGTACAGACGATAGCGAATAAAACAAATAATCTGCCTGTCATAGCCTTTTCTTGGTAGGCAGATTCATAAAAATACAAGGAGGTTATTTATGGCAACAAAAGACACAAATTATTTAGTGGCAGTTCATAAAGGACTGGACGAAAGCCTTGAAAAACAGGTTGCGGCTCTGCCGGAGAAATTCAACAAGCAGAGATTTTTACAAAACTGCATGACGGTTCTGCAGGACGGACAGGCTGATTTCTCAAAATGCGAAGCACCGACCGTTGTGCGAACACTCTTAAAAGGAGCTTTCCTTGGTCTCGATTTCTTTAACGGAGAGTGTTACGCAATTCCCTACGGAACACAGTGCCAGTTCCAGACGGACTACAAGGGAGAAATCAAACTCTGTAAAAGATATTCGAGCAACCCAATCCGTGATATTTACGCAAAGGTTGTTCGTGAGGGAGATTCGTTTGAGGAAGTAATCGACAATGGAAAACAGTCGGTTAATTTCAGACCGAAAGCGTTCAACAATGGAGAAATTATCGGTGCATTTGCGGTAGTTCTCTACAAAGACGGTTCCATGATGTACGACACCATGAGCAAAGAGGACATTGAACATACCAGACAGACATTCTCAAAGGCAGCAAACAGTAAGGCGTGGAAAGAAAGTTACGGAGAGATGTGTAAGAAAACAGTCCTCCGCCGTTTGTGTAAGCTGATTGACCTTAATTTTGACACTGCCGAACAGTGCCAGGCATTTGAAGATGGATCTGCCTTTGATGTAAAGGAAAAACCAAAAGAGAAGTATCAGGCACAGGACATTTATCAGTCTCAGGATCAGAGTTCTCATAACGGAGATGAGGATTCTGATGGTGTGATTGACGGAACATTTAAGGAAGTAGATGAGTAACCTCATCGCACTTACCCCGGAGAATTATTACTCACAGGAAGCCAATATGCAGTATGTGTCCGTATCTCAGTATAAGGACTTCAATGGAACAACCGGAAAGTTAGGTTGCGAGGCTTATGCGATGGCAAAACTCCGGGGAGAAGTAGAGGAAGTCTCCACCACTCCGTTATTGGTAGGTTCTTATGTGGATGCCTACTTTGAGGGGACACTTCCTACATTTTCCGCTCAGCACCCAGAAATCTTTTCATCCAGAGGTAAAACCGCCGGAGAATTAAAAGCCGAGTACAAGCAGGCCTCTGCAATGATTGACAGGGCAGAAAAAGACAAAGTTTTTATGCAGTATATGGCCGGAGATAAACAGGTAATTATGACCGGGGAAATCAATGGCATACCGGTAAAAATCAAAATTGATAGTTGTGATGGAAAAAGGATCACTGACTTAAAAACCGTAAAATCTGTTACAGAAACTTTTTATGCAAAGGATCTGGGGCAGAGACTTAATTTCTGCGAATGGTGGGGATATGACCTCCAAGGGGCTGTTTATAGAGAAATATATAGGCAGAACACGGGTAAATTGTTACCGTTTTATATTTGTGCAATTAGTAAAGATAAGACTTCTCCAGGAAATATACCTCATCCGAGAATTAAGGTTATTGAAATTCCACCTATGGTTATGGATGAGAAACTGGCAGAGTTCCAAAGCAACATCATCAAGGTTCAACGCCTGAAAGATGGAGAAATTGAACCTCTGAGATGCGAGGTATGCGATTACTGTGCCGACACTGAGGTTTTGGATGGACCTATATCAATGGATATGCTTATGGGAGAGATTTAATGAGAGATTCAATTATTGTGGATATGAAATATGCGGATCTTGATATTATCAACGGTCAGTATGGGGTTGAGAGGCATCATTGCCTCGGAGGCCCCAACCGAAAAAAAGCAGATGAAGATGGCTTATGGGTTCCACTCACACCAGAACATCACAGAACGGGGAAGATAAGCGCACACCAGAGCACAGAAGTACAAAAACTGTTGCAGATAATAGCGCAGCTCTCCTACGAACTCAATGAGGTATCACAAGGACTTACCGTGGATGAAGCACGGAAAAAGTTCTTTGATAGATACAGAAAATTCTACATTTAGGAAAGGAAGTGATAAAAGTGGCAGAGAAACTTACATTGGCATCTATGTGTGCCGGAGGCGTTCAGGAAAGAATCGACAGAGCGTTGGCAAAGATTTCTGACAACATTCTCGATTTGAATACGGATGCCAAGAAGAAAAGAACTCTTGACATTAAGATTGTTCTCACTCCGTCAGAGGATGATAGAGAAGATGTTGCTGTCGAGGTTCAGACTTCCGTTAAGCTGGCTCCTGAGATGGGACTGAAAACTCAGTTGTTCATCAATAAGGATTTCAGAAGTGGTGTTACAACCCTTACTGAACATTCCAAAGGTGCGATCAAAGGACAGCTTACCTTGGACGATTGCGGTATGAGCATGAACCCGGAGGAAGTTGAGGAAGAAAATCCGGTAACAGCAGAGGAACTTGGTTGCGATCCTGAAACCGGAGAGGTTATTGAAAAACAGCCAGAGCAGAAAACTGAACACAAGGTTATTAGCCTGAAAGCGGTTAATGATTAAAGGAGGACATAATGAATTTTGGAAAAGCAATAGAAGCGATGAAGTCTGATAAGAAAGTTGCAAGGCAGGGATGGAACGGAAAGAACCAGTACATTGAACTTGCAACTAATATCAGCTATAAAAACGCCGGTGGCGATATTGTGAACTGCGAACATGATGCTATCGGAAACAAAGCAATCACATTTGTCGGAACATCCGGCGTACAGATGGGATGGCTCGCATCTCAGGCTGATATGTTGGCTGAGGATTGGCAGATCGTACAGTAACAGGAGGAAGATATGTTAAAAGCAGCTATTGAGAAGATTCTTTCTCTCGATGCTCCCCATATTGAGGAAATCGAGGGAAGAACCTATGTAGACAAAGATATGACGCAGATCGGCAAGGAACTCAGAGCAACCGGTATCACAATGAGTAATCTGAGCAGCCTTGTGGATTTTATCAAAAAGAGTAAAGCAGATTTCAAGACCGGTCATTACATCGCCCAGGTGGTATCTCCTACTGAGGTTCGTCTGTTCTCCAGTTTGGATGCAGACCGCCAGAGAGAAACACTGGCAGTTGTCAAAGCAGAGATCCCGGAGTTTTCATTCGGTCAGTTCATCGGAAACGAAGAGTTTGTTATCGGTGTGCAGTCCAAGTTCTTAAACGAGGATGCTGAGGCAAATGATAAGCCTATCATCTTACAGTTTGCCGGAAATGTTAAGGCCGGCACTGTTGCAGAATACGGAGACACCGGAGTAGGACAGAAAGCGGCAATCAAGAAAGGCGTTGCCTCTCTGCAGGAAGTTGAAGTTCCGAGTCCTTGCCGCCTGATGCCGTACAGAACCTTTACAGAAGTTGCACAGCCTATGAGTAACTTTATTTTCAGAGTAAAGGACAATGATCGCTATGGCGTTACCTGTGCCTTATTTGAGGCAGACGGAGGTGCATGGAAGAATGAGGCGAAAGCCAACATCAAAGCGTATCTCGAAAAAGAACTTGCGGATGTATCAAACATTTTCGTGATTTCCTAAATAATCGTAACCCGTAAATATGTTTCTGCAATTATCTCCTAAGATTGGTCTCTGAGGAAAATATGTCACGAAAACCGCAGAACACACAAACGGTTTACCTCCTTTTAAGAAATTCGATTAGTTAAATGGTATAAACCCCTGACAAGGATCTTTTGTTAAATTACCCAGGAGCCGTCATTCCGGCGGCTCCACCCATAATGAAAGAAAGGAGGGCTTAGGGATGCACAAGGTTGTTATCAAAGGAAATTATTACGGCAGAACCAGAACCTTACCGGATCTTAACGATTACCTACATGAGTGTGCAAGGCATCCTCAGATGGGTGCAAAAATGAAAAGAGATTACCAGATGATCGTGTGTAACGCTATCAGGACACAGTTGCCGAGACTTACGATTACAAACCCTATCATCATTCATTACAACTTCTATGAGCCGGATAAACAGCGTGACAAGGGCAATATTTTTTCCTTTGCAGACAAAGTTTTTCAGGATGCTTTACAGAAATGCGGAGTGATTAAAAACGATGGATGGAAAGAAATCGAAAACTTTACGCATGACTTCTATGTGGATAAGAAAAACCCAAGGATTGAGATATTCCTTGAAGAGATAGAGAAAGGACCGTTCGATGGCTGAGAAAAAGTATTTTTGGCTCAAAATGCCCCGGAACTTCTTTGAAAAACACTATATCAAGATACTTAGAGCAAAGGATAATGGCGATCTTTTGGTTATGTTCTATATATGGATGATTACAGAGTCAATCGACCATGAGGGTAAACTGCGATTTTCCGAAGATATTCCGTATGACGCAGAAATGTTGGCGGAAGCATCCGGTTTTGCGTTACAGATTGTTACACAAGCGTTACAACAATTTTCAAAATTACAGCTTGTGGTTACGGAAAGTGACGGCACACTATTTTTACCAAAATCTCTGAAAATGATTGGGTCTGAATCGGCATCCGCACAGAGGGTTAGGGAGTATCGGGAGAGAGAAAAAAACAAGACAAAACCCACTGAGACACCCGAAAACGCTGAATGTAACGAACGTGTAACAGAGAGTAACGTTAATGTTCAAAAAGGTAACATAGAGAAAGAGTTAGAGAAAGAGTTAGAGAAAGAAAATAAAAAAGGGGGAAAGAGGGAAACTACCCAATCAATTTTTGAAAGGCTTCTCCCTGAGTACACCATATCTGATGTAATGGCAGATAAACTTCGCGAATGGTTCAAGTATAAGACGGAACGGAAAGACGGATATAAGGAACAGGGCATGAAGTCGTTGTTAAAACAGGTTGCCAATAAGGTCTCTGTCTATGGAGATACTGCCGTATGCAATCTTATTGATGAATGTATGTCGAATGGATGGAAAGGCATTATTTGGGATAAATTGCAATCATCTTCTGCATACAGAAATAGCGGAGATCGCATTGGAAACAGAGTAAAGGATGTGGATGGCTGGTAATGGAAAGAGAAGAATTTAAGATTTTGGTAAAAGCTATGAAAGCGGTCTACGCACAGCCGACATTCATACCAGATAAAGACGCTTTCGATGTGTGGTATGGATTATTACAAGATCTTCCGTATGAGCAGGCAAACTTGGCAATACAAAAGTACATGACGAGTGAACGTTTTCCTCCAACCATCGCAGATATTCGCACTAAAGCAACGGAGATTATTGCTCCGGCGGAAGAAAGCATGAGCGAACTGCAGGCATGGGCGTTGGTACAGAGGGCGTTAAGGAACTCCGGTTACAACTCAGAAGAGGAATTTGCAAAACTGCCGGAGGCGTGCCAAAGAGCTGTTGGAACGGCGGCAAACCTCAAAGAGTGGGCGTTGATGGATTCAGACCAAGTGGCAACCATTGAACAGTCGCACTTTATCAGGAACTATCGGACTTCGGTGCAGCGGATGAAAGAAGAGGCACGTCTGCCGGAGAATGTAAGGATGCTCATAGCCGATATGGGGAAGAAACACGCAGCACTTATGGAAAAAGCAGTAGACACACAGATAGAAATGCAAAAAATTGAAGCGCCGGAGGAAAAGACCGAACCACCATCCGGTATGTCAAACGAAACCAGAAAGAGACTGGATGAAATGTATGAGAAGTTCGGTGTTAAAAAGTAACGGAGGAAAGGGCAGCGCGCATAAATCCTGGGAACCTCTGAAATGGATTGAGAAAATTATCATACAAAGAGATGAGGGAAAGAGGATTGTGTCCGAAGTGCGGTAAAGAAAACCCAACGCCGGAAAGATCCATGTGTCCTGACTGTGCGGCAAGAAATTCTGAATTACGCAAGCAGAACCGAAAATACCATGAAAGGATTGGGATATGCACTCATTGTGGGAAAAATCCAGCAGAACCTAACAAAAAGCTATGTTATGAGTGCTTGGGTCAATTTCAAGATAGTTATTCGGAAAAAGGGAAAACCGATGAACAGAAAGAGAAAGATCGGCTGAGGAAAAGGCAGTTAAAACAGACACGCATCGAAAACGGACTATGCCCCAGATGCGGAAAACATCAATCACAGAATGGTGGTTTATGCCAGAGATGCAGGGCGTATCTGAAAAATTACAGAGACAAAAACCGATGCGATTTGTCACGTTCAGAGAGACCGGACTACGGCATTTGCTATATATGTGGCAAAAATCCAACAATGAAAGGGAAAAAGGTGTGCGATAAGTGTTATGAAACACGGCTGAGTACCTTACCGGCAATGTGGGAAAATGCGAATAATGACTACTTCCGGCAGCTTAATTATGCGAGATTTTGCATGATAAAAAATCAAAGAAAGGAGAAAACGAGTGGATCAGATTTCAATGTTTGATTTAATGTACCCAACATTTAAGACTGACAACCCAGTGCGATTGATAGAATTGTTTGCCGGGGTTGGTTCTCAGGCGATGGCACTTCGTAATCTTGGCGTACCGTTTGAACATTACCTTATGTCTGAATGGGAAATGCACGCCACGGCATCATACAAAGCTATTCACATGGCGGACGATGATACGGACTACAGTGCAGAAATGAGTTCTGAGGATGTTATACAGGCACTTACTCAGTTGGGAATATCCGTGGATGGAAAGAAACCTCTCACGGAAGAGCAGATAAGGAGTCATTCATACAGTGACGCATGGCGCAGAGAATGTTACAACAACATAAAAGCCACGCACAACCTTGTCAACATTTGCTCAATGAGGGGGGGGTGATCTGGCAATAACGAATACTGACAGATACACCTACCTTATGACGTATTCGTTTCCATAAGACCTTGCCAGGACTTATCACTCGCCGGAAAGATGCGAGGAATGAAAAAAGGATCAGGAACACGTTCCGGGTTACTGTGGGAAGTTGAAAGACTTCTGAATGAGACAGAAAATCTTCCCCAGATACTTCTCATGGAGAATGTGCCACAGGTTATCAGCGCAGACAACATAGACGATTTTCATAGCTGGTGCAGCTTTCTTGAAAACAAGGGATATAAGTGTTATACGCAGATCCTCAATGCAAAGGACTACGGCGTGGCGCAGAACAGAGAGCGATGCTTCATGGTATCTATTCTGGGCGATTATAATTACAAATTTCCGCAGCCGGTTCCACTGGATAAGACAATGAAAGATTATTTGGAGGACGAGGTAGACGAAAAGTATTATATCAACTCCGAAAAGGCGCAGAAACTCATCAAGGACTTACGAGAGAGCGGTCAGTTAGACGGCATCTCAAAAACCGTTAGGGGGGGCAGAGGCTCAGTAGACCGGCATCATTGGGATGCGGTGTTACAGAAGTAGATAGCTCAGACGAACCATGAGCCGGCCGTTGATTGTGGCTCATACGGGAACAGGCGGAGAAAGAGGACGCATAATGTCCCCGGATGGCATATCAGTGGCATTGTCGGCAACGGATTATAAAGATCCACCGAAAGTTTTAGTGGAGGAAAAAGTAAATGGCAGACAGAATAATCGTAGTCGGCTCACTGAACCCGGAAAAAGAAGTCCAGGACAGGGTCCGAGTTTTATCGGGGGGGGGGGTATTTGCCAAGCAATAAGGGCAACAGACTACAAAGATCCTCCGAAAGTGCTTGTGGAATCTACGACCCATACAATAAAGCATTGTACAAAATGATATGTCCTACCCTATTGGCGAGCGACTACAAACATTTGAAATATGTAATTGAGGAACTATGAAATGGCAAATAAGGCACGCTGCATACAACTGGGGAATATCGCCGTAGGAAAGAGTTGGGATAATCCTCAGAGCGGAAGAATTTATTCAGTAGATGGAATTGCACCCACCTTGAACACTTGTGGGGGGGGGAATTTAGAACCAAAGATATTAGAAATCAAGGAAAGGAAAGAAGATATTGCAGACCGGAATTAAAAGGTTAGGCAATATTCTCCCCACTTCCACGAGAGAAAACCCAAACCAAGGGAGAGTCTATGATACCGGCGGCATAGCTCCGGCAATCACGAGTGGGGGGGTACTGTACCTTGCGTAATAACAGAGACGGAGGCTAAACATATTGCAGAATCAGAACAATAGATTGTGCAATATCTCTTCCACAAACTCATGTGGGGGGGTACTCACAGTTACCAGAAAGAGCAGACCGTATGTGAACTCAGAAGCGATGAGGGAATAAGATTTTTCAAAGATGGCTGCTGCGGAACTTTAAGAACGATAGACGGATGTGGAGACAAATGTGTGATTGAGAGAATAATTTGTGCGTCAAGAGGGAGAAATCCCACGAACCCATCTGACAGAACTGTAGGCGCACCAACAGAACAACGGTTAGAACCGAACTCGCAAGGGATATGCAATACGCTTACGAGTGTTGCGAAAGACAATTATGTTTTGGAGATAAGGACGGTGGATGATGGATAAAGAGTATATAGGCATCAAGCAGGCAACGGCAAAAGGCTACATAGAATGTGAGATAGGCGGTGTTGCAGATTTCTCTTATCCTACAAGTAAGATACGGAGAGGAAGAGTACAGGGCGGCGGTCATGTTTGCCCGACACTAACAGCACAGAGCATGGGTATCTGCCGTATTGAAAAATTTGATCGGGGGGGGCAAGACGGTATGCAGCATAATGATATTTCAGAAGATAAGGAGATTGATGTGGCAAAAGTAGGACAGGTTTCCACAGATGGAAGTCAGTGCGGATCAGTTTATTCAGACGATGGCACTGCACCAACACTGACTGCCGGAACACACGGAGATGCGAACTCAAAGGTATGTACAGAGTATCGCATACGAAAACTCACACCAAAAGAGTGTTGGAGACTGATGGATTTCTCAGATGAGGATTTCCGTAAGGCAGAGAAAGTAAACAGTAACACTCAACTTTACAAGCAGGCCGGAAACAGTATTGTTGTAAATGTTCTGGTAGCAATTTTAGGGCAGTTATTCTCTGGAAAAGAGGATGCGTATAAAAACTGTAAAGTAAAAACAGAAAGGTAGGAAAGGATAATGCAGAAATTGAAACAAACAATCGTTAAAAGAAAATCACATACCACAGATGAGGGAACAATGGGATTTCACGATTATGTTGAAAAGAAAGAGGACTTTTCCGAGTTCGTTGGAAGAGTAACGGATGCCTGCGAGGCGGTTGATGGAAAATTCCTGAGTGTGTCATATCCGAGTGAGGATGTCGCAGTTATTCTTTACAAGTGGTCTGACGGATTACATTAAATTTTTTTGCAGAAAATGTTTAGCCAACCAAACAAAAATAATTTGAAAGGAGAAAATTCAGTATGTTTGGAAAAACAGAAAAGGAAAAACAGGAAGATAACAAGGAAGCAGACGTTGAGTATGCAGACTATGAGATCTGCCGGAAAAGCAAGGTAGGAGAGTATTTACAGACCGGTCAGGAGTTTTTTGTCGCTGATATGAAAAAGAAAAAGATTTACAGCTCCAATGACCTGAGACTGAGAGAACTGTCTGAAAAACTGGATTTAGAGCACACATTCGTATTCAAAGAAGCAAATTATATGTAAATCACAAGGAGGACGTATGAACGAACATAAAAGCAGTGCCGGAAAAGGCGGTATGGGATTTTTAGGAGTATTACAGATCGTATTCATTGTTTTGAAACTTTGCAAGCTGATTAAGTGGTCGTGGCCGGTGGTTCTCATTCCTTTGTGGATTGAGATTGCATGGATTGTACTTGTCCTGCTTCTGGTACTTATCGTGAGCATCGCAAAAGCAAACAGAAAATAACAGGAGGCAGATATGACACAGAAACAGTTAAGAGACCTCAATACAATCGTGGAAACCTACGGTTCGGATAAACAGGAAGATATGGCAATCGAAGAGTGTTCGGAACTCATCAAAGCCATTCTGAAATTCCGCCGGAACAACGCAAAGGATTCCGATTTGAGAGACGCGGTTATTGATGAAATCGCAGACGTACAGATCATGCTCACACAGCTTGGAATTATTTTCAACTGCGTGGAAGAGGTCAATGAGCGTATTGATTTCAAGATCGACCGCCAGATAGGTCGAATTAAGGAAAGAGAGGCAAAACGTGATGTTTGTTAAGTCTCAGGATGGAGCGGTAGTTCTGAACAACGACAAGGTAACAGAATACAGCACGGACAGCAAATATGATGGGCGGTACAAGGTTGCTGCCCTCGTAGGAGAAAACAGAGTAGTGATTGGCAGATACTCTACGAAAGAAAAATGCAGAATGGCGATTTCAATGCTTCTGGACTGCTACACCATGAATTTGCTGTTTGAAAGAGGACAGGATGAAAACCCCAGAGACTTAGTATGTGAATATGTGGCAGATCAACCGCTGGGAGTGTTTGAGATGCCGCAGGAGGATGAGGTCTATGAGGATAGGACTGATTGACGTAGACGGACACAATTTTCCAAACATACCTCTTATGAAACTATCGGCATGGCATAAAAGCATAGGAGATTCCGTTGAGTGGTACAGCCCATTATTTTCGGGACACATGGATCGTGTGTATATGTCAAAGGTATTCAGTTTCACACCGGATTACGAACATTTTGTAGATGCAGATGAGGTTATACGCGGCGGTTCTGGGTATTGCATAGAAACAGTAGACGGGAGAGAGATTTACCACAAAGAAAGAGATCACACACTACCGGAAGAGGTGGAACACATTTACCCAGACTACGATCTTTACCCTGAATTATGCAAAGATACGGCATACGGATTTCTTACAAGAGGTTGTCCAAGAGGCTGTAATTTCTGCCATGTTGAAGCAAAAGAGGGAAGATGTTCACGAAAAGTTGCAGATTTGTCGGAATTTTGGAGAGGACAGAAAAATATAGTGCTGTGCGATCCGAACCTCATAGCTTGCAAAGATTGGAAAGATTTATTGCAGCAGCTCATTGATAGCAAAGCAAAGGTAAACATCAATCAGGGCATAGATATTCGCATTATGACAGATGAAAAGGCAGAAATGATAAGACAGTTAAGAGTTGACAGCGTTCATTTCGCCTGGGATCGGTATGAGGATAAAGAACTTATTGTACCAAAGTTCAAAATGTTCAAAGACATAACCGGATGGAAAGCCAGAAAAACAAGCGTGTTCGTTCTGACAAATTTCAATACAACGATTGAGCAGGACTTGGAACGGATATACACCCTGAGAGATATGGATTATGACCCGTATGTAATGGTGTACGACAAACAACACACAAAGGGCGGAGACACCGTGAGATTGCTTCAAAGGTATGTGAATAACAGAAAAATTTTCAAAACCATAAAACGGTTCGAGGAATACGATCCACGAATGGGATAGGAGGACACTATGAACAAAGAATTTTATAGAGGGGAAATCTTCTATATCCGCAATGAGAGCGAATATAGCGGAAATGTACAGGGGGGGGGTAGACCGGCGGTAATTATAAGCAATGACATTGGAAACAGTGCGGCTCCCATATTGGAAGTGGTTTACCTTACCACCCAGGAAAAGAAACCGTTGCCGACACACGTTAAAATCAACAGTTCAAAATATCCGTCCACCGTGCTTTGTGAGCAGATTGATACGGTAAACAAGGATAAGGTTGGAGATTACATAGGGCAGTGTTCTGTGGCGGAAATGAAAAAGATTGATGCAGCGTTGGCAGTAAGTATCGGCATTGGAATTAACATCAAATCGAATGATCTGGTAAAGAAGTGGGCGGAAGCTGCAAATGAAGCAGTGAAGCCAGACGAGAAAGAACCCAAACCTATCGCAGAAAAGGTGGAGATGCCGGACATTGAGACACAGTTGGAAATTGCAAAGATAACTGCTGAGAGGGACGTGTATAAGCGGTTATACGAGGATGCAATGGCACGGAGATAGGAGGAAGCATGGCTCTAATAAAGAGAGATAGAGAAAACTTCTGGATGTTAAATTGGCTTGATGAATACATGACCGGTCACAAAGGATTTATATGTGGAGGATGTTTCAAAAACATATTCAATAAAGAAAAGGTAAAGGACCTTGATATTTTCTTTGAGAATGAAAGCGATTTTGATGATGCGGTACAGTATTTTGACAGTCAGACACCAGGATATGACGGAGACGATGTAAGAGATGAGAAATATCATTTCCACTACGAAAACGACAATGTAAAGGCATACAAACACATTGAAACAGGTGTTGTGATTGAACTTTGTTGCAAAATATTTGGAAAACCGGAAGAAATTCTGAATAAGTTCGATTTCACAATCACGAAGTTCGCATATTACAAAGAGGAAGTAGAGGATGAAACTGGTGCGGTAGCGAAAAGACAAGAACTTCCGTTTGAAACTCTGGAAGATGAGCATTTCTTAGAGGAAATTGGAATACCGGAAACACACATTGAGTACAAAATCCTGATGGATGATGCGTTTTTTGAACATCTACATCTTAAACGGATTGTAATTGATAAAGATATTCCATTTCCAATGAGCACTTTTGAACGGATGCTGAGATATGCAAAGTACGGATATTTCCCATGCAAAGAAACAAAGATGAAGATAATCAATGCACTTAGGGATTTGACAGACGAACAGGTTGAATTATCTGAAAGCCTTTATGACGGCATGGATTAAGGAGGAAAGATGAAAAAGACAGCGAGAGTAATTATCACATCAAAGTGCGACCGGAAGTGCCCGGGGTGCTGCAACAGCAAATTGGACTACACATCATTGGCGAAAGTGATTGGCGGTATCACGGCATTAAAGGACTATGAGGAAGTTGTGATTACCGGCGGAGAGCCTATGATAAATCCGGCACAACTCTACACAGTCATTAAAATGCTCAGAAAGCAGAATAAGAGACAGAAAATCTATCTTTATACGGCTTGTCTGACAATGGACGATCATCCGGTAATTTTAAAACACTTGGATGGTATCACAGTAACAGTCCATGCAGAAGCCACAGATGAGGATATTCGTAATCTGAAATACATGAGTTCCAATCTCTACGATGAGGACTTGGATATGCGCCTGTTTATCGACAAGAGGGTGTACGACAGGTACGACTTATCTAATATCTGCATGAAAACATGGGATGTAGTGAGAAAACTGGAATGGAAAGAAAAGTGCGATCCGGCAGAAAACGAAGAACTGTTTTTGTGGAATCTTTATTAAGGAGGCTGCCATGGAAACTTATAGAGTTGTATCAATTACAGACAGAAAAGGCAATCCGAGAATTGAGGGCAGATACCCTCTCAGAGTAGGGAGAATGTGCAAGAAACCCACTCCAAGAAACGGAGATGCCATGATGATTGAATGGTTGGCTCAGCCGGATGGAACACCGTATGTCGGCATGATTGTTACGAGTACAGTTATCGGATTCAAGACCGAGGATAGAGGAAAATACATTGAGGTAACAACCAGAAATTCAATCTACACATTTGAGAGAGTATGAGAGAAACAGAAACTTTTGAGTATATCCGCCGGAAGTACCCGGACAAGGAAGAAACATGGAGAAAAGTCACACGGCTTGTTAAGTTTGATGAGAATTTGGAAGTAAAGAGTGTGCATGACTTCAACATGGAGTGCTACATATCATCATTTGGCAGACTCATACGGAATGGGATCCTATGCAATATGGCATACGGAGATAAATACGATATTTCCAGTATGTTCACAGATACAGACGGAAACCAAGTGCGATTTAAGAGACACCAGATAGTTATGCAGACGTTCTACATGGGTAACAGACGGCGGTATGACACAGTAGACCATATAAACAACAGAGAGAGGTTCGACAACAGCATATACAACCTGAGATGGGCTGATAAAAGAGTACAGTGCGGAAACCGCAGGGACAAGCCGGGGAAACATCGCATGGTTATCTGCATAGGCGATGAGGAAGAGATCTTTTTCTCATGTCGTGAGGCGGAACGACTGTACAATCTACCGCCGAACTCGGTCGGTAAGGTATGCCGCGGAGAACTAGAATCCATATATGGTTACAGATTTGGATATTTATAAGGAGATCAGAAATGGGAAAAGATTGGACCGGAAATGGCAAGAGCATTTTTACAACTCTTGGTGCATCCAACCACACAGAGAAAGAAAGAGAGATTAACGACTACTATGCGACAGACCCTATCGCAGTAGACGCATTGTTACAGGGGGGGCAGAGCTGAATCATAAGATTTGGGAGTGCTCTGCAGGACAAGGACACTTATCAGAACGTCTCATAGAACTTGGGTACGAGGTACGCAGTACGGACCTTATCGACAGAGGGTATGGAGAGGGTGGAATAGACTTCTTGCAGACAACAGAAATGTGGGATGGCGATATTCTTACCAATCCTCCGTACAAGTACGCAAAAGAGTTCATTGAACACGCAATGACGATCATACCGGACGGGAGAAAGGTGTTCATGTTCCTTAAATTACAGTTCTTGGAGGGAAAGGCAAGAGGCGAGCTGTTTAAGAAATACCCTCCGAGATATGTATATGTGTCACGCAGCCGTATTCTGTGCGCCAAAAATGGAATGTTTGAGGAAATGAAAGCCGGAGGCGGAAGTGCAGTTGCGTATGCGTGGTATGAGTTTCAAAAAGGTTATAAGGGAGTGAGCATTATTAAGTGGATAAATTAGATTTTGGTTACTACAACATGGACTGTATGGCTGGCATGAAACTTTTCCCTGATAAATACTTTGATGTGGCAATCGTAGACCCACCATACGGAATCAATGCGCCGAACATGGCGATTGGAACCAATAAGAGCCGGACGAAGAACGGTTATCCAGCCGAAAGCACCGCAAGCAGATTGAAACGGAGTGGACAGGTAAAGGAATGGGATAGCAAACCGCCAACGGAGGAATACTTCAAAGAATTGTTCCGCGTATCGAAAAATCAGATTATATGGGGCGGAAATTATTTCAATCTGCCACCAACAAAGTGTTTTGTTGTATGGGATAAGGTGCAGCCGTGGGATGCCTTTTCACAAGCGGAGATTGCGTGGACTTCTTACAATCTCCCGGCAAAACTGTTCAGATACTCAAACACTGGCGGAACAAATTCAGAGAAGCGCATCCATCCAACCCAGAAACCGATAGCATTGTACGAATATCTAGTAGGTGCTTTTAAGCTATCGGGGGGGGTGGTGCGTGACACACATGTAGGATCTGCGTCAAGCCTCATCGCATATCACAGAACCGGCGTGAGGTTTGTAGGGTTTGAGATAGACACCGAGATGTATGAGGTTTCAAATGCGAGACTGGAAAGAGAAAAAGCACAATTATCCCTATTCGATTTAGGGATGGAAAGGAATGGAGATGAGTAGTTTTGTACCGATTTACGCGGTTGATTTTGACGGAACACTCTGCGAAAGTAAGTGGCCCGGAATTGGCGCGCCGAACAAAAAACTGATACAGCATCTTGTTCAACGCAGAACAGAGGGAGCAAAAGTGATCCTTTGGACTTGCAGAGTGGAAGAACATCTGAAAGAAGCGGTGGACTGGTGCAGTAAATTTGGCTTAGAGTTCGATGCGGTCAATGATAATCTGCCGGAAAACGTTGAAAAATATGGTAACAATCCAAGAAAAGTGTATGCCACTTGCTATATTGACGATTTGGCTGTGGATAAAAGAAAATACGATCTTCCGTTTCATGCGGACGAAAAGATCGACTATTCAAAATTCGATAAATACCCTCTCGGAAGTGAGTGGATGTTAAAAACGGAATATGCAGAGCTTCCGGTGGTAGTAGAAGAGGTAAATGCTTTTCACGGGTATATCAGTGTAAGAAGCACGAGCGAAGAGGATAAATTTAGATATTTTAAGGTTCGCCGTGATATTGAATGGTTTTATGACAAATTATTTCCAAAGGAGTGATGCGTTTATGAAGAAAAAGAAAATCAATCCGCAAGAATTTGACTGTGGATGCTGTGGAAATCAGATTTATAAGAGCCGCCTTAGAGACGAGGTAAAGTGTTGTTATTGCGGTTATATCAATCATGTAGGAAAATACACAGGTAGGAGGAAGAGACTTGGATAAAACGAAAATAGAGTGGGCTGACAGCACATGGAATCCGATTACCGGCTGCCGTCATAAATGCCCTTATTGTTATGCTAGAGGTATTGCAAACCGCTTTGTATCACGGAAAGGATGCCATCTGGTAGAACCTGAGACATACAAACTCGGAGACGATGGTTCTGAAACTTATGAAATCAATGAGCAACCGTATTATGTTGATGATGAGACCGGAAAACAATTCAGATGTGCCTATCCGCATGGATTTGTGCCGACAATCCACAGATACCGCATGGGAGAATACAGAGACAAAAAGAGGCAGAGAAATATCTTTGTCGGTTCAATGTCGGATGTGTTTGGAGAGTGGGTTCCTGATAGATGGATCAGGGAAGTGTTTAATGCTTGTGAGAAAGCTCCACAGCATAATTACCTCTTCCTCACGAAGAATCCCAGAAGATATATGGAGCTGCATCATTACGGAGAATTACCACTCAGAGATAATATGTGGTACGGAACGACAGTCACAGATCCAGATACGGAGTATATGGGGCAGGACGGACACTATGAGTTCCATACGTTTTTGTCAGTAGAGCCTATACTGGCAGACTTCGGAGAGCTGAGTGAGAAATCATACATCCCGGAGTGGATAATCGTAGGAGCTGAGACTGGCAGCAGAAAAGATAAAGTCATACCAAGACGAGAATGGATTGAAAATATTGTGGAGCAGTGCAGAAAGTACAACATACCGGTATTTATGAAACCGAGCCTCACGGACATTTGGGGCGAAGAACTCATTCAAGAGTTTCCGAAAGCCCTTATTCATGCCTGATTTATTCCAGAGCATTGATAAGAATATGCTTAAATCGCCGGTAGCGTACTGCAAAACACATAAAGGGTATCTATCAACGAAGCAAATGAAAGTCCATAAGTGCCTGCAGATAGGATGCACTGGACTGGAAAGGTTGGAACATCCCTACTGGGAGGAACGCCAACGGAAAAAGGATGAAGCAAAGAGGAAAAAGAAGCAACAGTAAATTGGTTAACGTTTCATTTGATGAAGTAGAGAGATTTGTTCCGAGAGTTCCGAAACAGATTTGCCCGGATGAGGATAACACCACTCCGAGGATATGCGTAGCACCTAACATATTGAGTGCAATCCAGGCGATGCCGCAAGGCGGAACAGTGGCGTACAACATGGCAAGAATCGGTGTGCCGGTTGTTATCCATGCGTATTACATAGAGAGTGATGCTATCCTCATGCCGGAGCAGATAGCGGATAAAGTGCCGGATGCCGTTGCCACAGGAGAAATGTGGGTTATGGCAGTTCCGGCAGCAGTCCGGCGGATAGATTACGAGATTGTTGATCCGTATGTGCCTATGAGGATTGATAGGAATGGCACGAGAGAACGATTTCTTGTATGGTACGGAGAATTGAAACGGGTTCGGTATCAGGATAATTGGAGAAATCTATCTACCAGAACAGCCAGAAATCAAAAGGCGGTAGAGTGGTTTATGGAAAATAAGCCAGACATATCGTACAGAACATTTATGTCAAATATGGACGATGAACTATTGAAATCATTCCATGTGGAATTACAGGAGGTATGGGAGTGAACAAACAGAAGAAATTAGCAAAACAGAACACGCCGTTGTATAAGAGAGTACCGACACTTAATCTGGTGGACTATTCAGATATAAAAGTGCCGCTAGTAGTGATATATGACAGCCCGAAAGACTTTCCGGGAAAAGTGGTGGCAAGAGTATGGGACGGAGAGAAGAATCGGCCAACGAATGTTTACTGCGAATATGAAAACCTTAAAAGATGCGAAGATGATGTAATGTCAGCCGGATTTATTTTTAAGTTCCCAAGGACACCGGAGGACGATGCGTGCATTGTTGAAACATACATGAGATAGGAGGATCACAATGGCAAAGAAAAGAAGTTGCCGCAGAACTGCGGACGAGGATAAGATTCACGAAAAAGCCGTAAAGATGCGGAAAATGACAGATGAGCAGTTGGTACATTATGTTGAGGACAGAGTGGAGAAAGCCAGAAGTGAGGGTTTTAATCAGGGTAAAAAGTCCTCCGGCGGAGCGGATATTAACAAATTTCTCAAAGAGATTTCCTCAATCAAAGGAGTCGGAGATGCTACAATCTGCAAAATTGCGGATCATTTCAGAAAGGCAGGAAACCAGAATGAATAAGACGGCTTTGCAGAGGTTCGAGGAACGGAACGAAAAGGCGTGCTGCCTTAACTGCGAAAAGCTGATAGTTAAACACACAAAGACAGGACATATAAATTTCTGCGGAGAGAGCGAGAAAATCATTCTGGATATGTTTCTTGATGTCGGAACCAACTTCTCAGGGTGCAAATATGCAAGAAAGGAGTCAGCCGATGATTAAAACATGGTTCAAGGAGTACGAAAAGATCAAGGACAAGGCAGTTGTGGTATATCCGTATGAATGGGATTGTATGTCAGAGAAACAGCGGAATAAGATTCTTTCTAAGAAAACCGTTATTATGAGCGGAGAAAGCGGATACGCCTGTAAATATTATGAGATTATCGGAAACGTGAATAATCTGTCTGACCATGACTGTGCAATCATAGCAGACGGTGGAAACCTCTGTTTTGGTTACAGAATGGAGGGACAGAGAATAGTGGTATATACAGATTAAGGAGGATATGCGATGATTACAGCAAAAGAATTGGCAGAAAAGCTCAATGGGAGAGCATACGGAGATAGTTTTGACGATGTGAAGCAGGAAGCAAAGGAAAGCGGTCTGGTTATTGTTTACGGTGCATCTGATGATCTCATGGAGTTTGATGGGGCAATCTATGATGAGGGCGGTTGCTTCGATGGAGGAAGAGTATACTTTGACAGAAACGGTGTGGATCAGGAGGGAGAAGAACGTGCAAACTGGATAGATGCTGTCTGGTGTGATGGCATGAACAGGGACGGACTTCCGGCAGCATGGACTTACAAAACAGACATTCCTTGCGAACACTTTGACATCTGGGAAGATGGAGAGATTTATTGCGTAGGTCTTGTATTCTCAATCGAGGATCTGAAATGAAAACCGCTGAAACTGTAGCACTGGAAAAAGCAATCAGACGGGCCACAAGAAAGACCGGTGTATTTGGCTGCTATGAGGTAACAATCGGATTTTGCGGAAGAGAAAGAGTTGATTACATGACCTATGACACCAAGGGAGTGTTCCGATGCTATGAAATTAAGGTGTCGAAAGCGGACTTCCATAGTGCTGCTGCAAAATCCTTTGTAGGCCATTACAACTATTATGTTCTCACAAGGGAATTATACAATCAGGTCAAGGAAGAGATACCGGACTGGATTGGTGTCTATATCGGAGATTACTGCGCTAAGAAAGCAAAGAAACAGGATTTATCCGGCAGAGAGTATAAAATGCGCCGTTCGGTCAATGGACGCAGTACAGAGGTATCTACTCTGTGGGTAGATATGCTCAAAGAAAGTATGATCCGGTCACTGTACCGTGACTCAGATAAGCTGATTCAGACAGAGGACGAGCAGTATATAAGCCGCCTCAGAAGCCAGATTGACAAGGCAAGGACTGAAAGGGACAGAGAATCAAAGAAGTATCTCAGATTATGGAAAGCCGTAAGGAAAGAATTTGGCGATGAAAAGGCATGGGAACTCATAGAAAAGGCAGAGGAATAAAACCTCTGCCTTAAATCATTTTCTGCCATTTATGGCAATCACTACATCATCAAAACCAGAATCGGAGTAGCAAGTGCCCTCCTGAGAAAGAGTTGTACCGGGCTGCAATTCCTGGTTATCATCCATAAAAGATAATTCGCTAAAATTGACCATCTTCCCATCTTTAAGGTACACCACATCCATACATACATAATCTGCGGCGGAAGTTCCGTTGTTTGTCACGGATGCAACAATGCCGCTGTCGGTAGTATTGTAGTCAACGGATAAGTCAGAATAGACAGGAGAGTATTCCTTTTCCTCTGATACCGACAGTGTGTAATCGAAACTATCAATCTTATCCCATTCATCAAATGTGGTCCATATACCGGCTGTTTGTCCTGGAGCAACCGCTTTTGTTCCATCACTGGAAGAACCAACCATACTGCCGGAAGAATCCAATGCGGTCACATTCAGATCAATACTCACAACTTTATCTGAATTGTTTGTTACATACATAACGTAATACATAAAAGAATCATCCACAGTACAGGAATAATCCTGCGTACTCATCAAATCTGCAAGGTCTGTTTTTTCTTTACTTTCTGTCGCAGTAGTGACCGCAGCAGTGCCATTTTTGGTAGATGTACCGCCGCCACAACCAGTCAAAAGAACGGCCGACAGTAACAGTATGGCAAAATATCTCATCTTCATAGACATATCCTCCCTATATAAATGTTTAGTCCATTATACATCAATGTGTCTATCAATGCCACATTATTCGCTTGCCTTGAAATTATATATAGGTTTCAGAATCGCAAGAATATCAACTGTTTCTCCAATACATTCCACAATCTCATCAATAGGCTTGTATGCCATCGGTGCCTCATCTATGGTTTCCTCTGATACGGAAGTAGTGTAGATGCCATCCATAGAGTTTGAATAATCACTCATGTTTAGAGTTTCCTTTGCTTTCATCCGTGACATAAGCCGTCCAGCTCCATGCGGCGCAGAACAGTTCCAATCCTCATTTCCCTTGCCAGTTCCGAGAATACACCCATCACGCATATTGATAGGGATAAGAACCTTTTCTCCGTACTTGGCAGAGATAGCACCTTTACGGACGATGTTGGAGTCGTGGTCGATATAATTGTGGATGCACTCAAAGAAGTCCGGCATATCTGCATCAACACCCCATCCCATGTGATTGCATATAATCTGAGCAATCATAACACGGTTCATGTAGGCAAACTTCTGGCATATCCTCATATCATGGAGATACTGTTCACGGTACTTACCCTCTAAATAACAGAGGTCTTTCGGCAATTTCGGAGTGACAGCACGGAAGTTTCGGCGCAGCTCCTTGATTGCGGATTCAATCTCAGATTTTCTTCCAGCGGCTTTGTAGTCGGCAATGAGTTTTTCCTGACGATCATACAAATCATCCTTACCGCACATCAACTCATAGGCAAGGTTCTGATAGTAGTCTGCCACCTGTTTCCCGAGATTGCGGCTGCCAGTATGGATAATCAGATACTTATAACCGTCCTCTGCAACATCAACCTCAATGAAATGATTGCCACCGCCGAGAGTGCCAATAGAGCGTTCGAGACGTTTGGTATCTTTTAATTCCCGGTAACAATAAAGCTCTTTCAATTCTTCAAAACGCATTTGCCGCCCATCATGCACATTTTTCCCGCTTGGAACATAGGTGCGGATAACACGATCTAAAGTATTCAATGTAACAGCATTAAAATCCCTATGCCCTAAACTGACACAAAGCATACCGCATCCAATATCCACGCCAACGATGTTTGGAATTACTTTGTTTCCGAGATCCGCAGTAAAGCCAATGACACATCCCTTTCCGGCGTGAACATCCGGCATGATACGAACCTTACAGTCCTTAAAGGCATCCTGAGACAGAAGAGTGTTAATCTGTTCCAAAGCCTCATCTTCGATGGTTTTTGCATAAACTTTCAAATTACTCATAGTGATCCTCCTATACTTTGTATGTTTTGTTATTTCCAGAATTTCCGTTGTATTTTGTGAAAGGGCGAACCCATACACGCTTGCCAGTCTTGGTGATCCGATAGAACCCTCTTACACTTACCTGTTCAGTAGGCTTTGTGTAGTGCCTTTTTGTACCGTCTGCAGGAACAGGTCTGCTATCAATGCGGTATGTGGTTATCAGTGGTGTAGCACCGCCGGAACGGCGCAGGATTTTTCGATGCTTATGAGAAATGCGTTTCTCTTTCTGCTCCGTAGTCTCAATGCAGTTGCGGTAATGAGTTGCAAAACACATGAGAGAATGGAACTTCAATGCCTCCTTGTATGGCGTTCTGTCAGCGGCAAGAACCATCCGGGCAACCTTTCGTTTCTCTTTGCTTAATCCGGCAGGAAAGACAATGTTTTCGATTTCCTGAGTTTTCGGATCATACCGATAATTGCAGACATACACGCCACCCATATACAGATGCAGCCTGACGAATACACCCTCCTGCTCATAATAGAATTTAATATCTTCCTCCGGCAGCTCAACCAATGCGGAGGGGATGGGGATGCGGAACTCTTCGGCATCCAACCAATCTTTATTTTGCTGATACCATTCAATGATCTTCTCTGTTTTCCCGATGGTATCGACTATGATTTTATTGCAGTTTGTAATATCAATCATGCCTAAGACCTCCATTTCTTCAATGGTTCCTTATAGCATTTGTCTATTTGGACACGTTCTTATCAAGCGGCATCGTGCGCTCCGCCGGAGATACGCGAATGTCAGGAGATCCCACTATCCTTATCCGGTTTCGCATTAAAGCCGGAAAACCTGTCAACCAACAAAGGGATGGTGTATGCCGTTATCAACCCTCATGCCGGCAGCAGTTTTCACATTAAAAACTGCCAGAAACCTGTTACACGACACTCAAATAGACAAATCTTATAAGGAACCATTACTATATATGTGCCTCATTTGGGGCGGTAAATAATATCAACGTGGGAATCTAATGCCTGTTCAATCTTTTCGTCCGTAACACCCAAGTAACGAGCCGTAACGGCGGCGGAACTGTGCTGATACAGGCGGCGGACCAGTTCAATGTCCTTTCCGTTCTTGTAGTAAATCTCTGTTCCGAAGTATTTACGGAACGAATGGGTGGATATATCCTCATACCCAGGACCGAGCCAGTCGCAAACCTTTTTCAGATGTTTTTGCACTGCCCGGACACCGATAGGGAATATCAGATCATCGCCCTCAATGCCCTCAGAGTCCGCATATTCAAGGAGGAAGTTGTAGACCTGTTCCTGGACCTTGAAACGGCGAACCTTTCCGGTCTTATGCTCAACGATATTGAAAGCGTGGCCGGAGGGTGTCTTAATGAAAGAGGAACGCCGGAGGGAGAGTGTATCTCCAATACGCAATCCTACATTCGCCTCAATAACGAGGATCGTAGCAATCCGGGGATTAGGCTGTATGCAGTCTCCAATGCCCTCATATAAAGTTTTTATGATAGCCTCGTACTGTTTATGTGTACAAGCTGTTGTTGTCTTTCCTGCCATTCTAACCATCCTCCTACTTACTGATTTTTCATCAAACCGGCAACGACATTGTTGATTGCCGTCTCAGATACAAACCCACCTTGCAACCTTACCGGGGAAAGAGAACCGTTAGGGAGAAAGAGCATATCGCCATGACCCATGAGCTTTTCGCCGCCGGCCATATCCAATGCGACCATAGAGTTTGTGACTGTACCAACACGGAGACAGATCTTTGTAGGCATATTTGCCTTAATCAATCCAGTAACAACCTTTGCAACCGGGTACTGTGTAGCGATTACAAGGTGGATGCCACAGGCACGGGCTTTCTGTGCAATTCTTACAATATGTCCCTCAACGGATTTTCCACCCATGCTCATAAGGTCGGATAACTCATCAATGAAAACTATGTCACGCCTCATAGGAGCATCTGCGAACTTTGTATTATAGCTGTCAATGTCACGGCAGCCGGTAGAGGCAAGAATGGAGTAGCGGCGATCCATCTCAATACAAAGGTTCTTCAATAGTTCAACCGCACCATTTACCTCAGATACAACCGTACACGCTGCAAGGTTCTTGTAATACTCAAACTCTGTTGCTTTTGGGTCAATGATATATAAGTGCATCTGTGCCGGATTCTTTTTCATCAATAGAGACAAGATGAGGTTATGCAGAACGATTGATTTACCAGATCCGGTCATACCAGAAATGAGGATATGGCAAGCCTTGGCAATATCAATGTAATGCTTGGAACCGTCAACTGCCATGCCGATCGCCATTGTGAAACCACTGGAGGACTGATACTCATTATCAATGAGCATATCGCCCAGGAACACGGTTTCTGTACCGGTCGGAACCTCAATATACACATAGCCATTATCAAATCTCAAAGAGGCGTTGCAATGTAAAGCTGCCTGAAATTCCTTTTCATGTCTCAAAATGGCTTGTACCTGAGTTCCGGGAGCCGGTTCAATAACATACTGTGTAAGGCGTGGTCCTTGATTGATTTTTGCAAGGGTGGAGCGGAGGCGGAAAGAGTTCAATACACTCAATATGGTTTCGGCTTCGTTCTTTACTCTATGAGATCCCCATGAGGTGTGATAAGTCATATTGCCATCAACGGCAGGGAAGATATACGGCTTTGTAAGTTCATACGCCGGAGCGGTGGTAGCGGTCTGTCTCTCTGCGGACTCTTTCAGTCCCGCATTGAGAAGTGCGCGGGCCTCGCTGTGTTTTCTGTTTGCGGTCAATGCCTCCATACAGTTGATAAATACGCTTTTCTTTCTCATGGTTCTCAATCCTTTCTTTACCGGATGCCGGCATTACACAATTTGCTGTTCAATCTCTGTAACTCTTTCATGTAGGAGTCAATAGCGTCCTGTGATTTTGTATCACGCACAAGGCCTTTTGCCTGTCCTGCGTTCCCAATCATCGCCAAGATTCCATCACTTAACAAGGTCAATTCTCTATCGTTAAGGCTCATTACTACGTTACCCATTTACGTTACATCCATATTACAACGTGTTACATATCGTTACAATGTAACAGATTAGATTAAAATACTCTCAATCAATCGGCGGTTTCCTGGTGTAACCTCTCCGCCGTAGTTGGAAACGGTCAGAATCAGATCAATAGCCGTTCTCAATCCTCGAAGCTCGGCAGATACCCGGCTGCGCTCATTGTGGTAATTCTTCAATGCCTCACGCTGAATAGGAAGCTCAATAGAAAGTTCAAAGCGTGTGCGGCGTGGTGTGGATGGGTTGTTATAGGTGCGATCCATTGCATCAATGGCAGCCATGCGGCGATCCTCTTCAATGCTCATGCGCTTTTCTGTTGCTTCAAGGCTTGACACCTTGGCCTGCAGTAACTCAAAACTGCTCATACCGTTCTCAATTCTTAATGCTGTATTATTCATGGTTTCTTATCCTCCTAAACTCAATATGTTATGCTGTGACTACTACTTCATAATTTGCCGGGATTCTGGTTGCTGGCATATAACGGCCGGATGATTGGCAGAACCAGAAAGGGCGTTTGAACTGATACGCTGCGGCGTGTTTCAATAGCTCGATGCTTTCCCCAGTATGGAGAGTAAAGCGGATCACTGCGCCGACAGGTAAATTTTTCAATGCGTGAGGATCTTTTTTTGCTTCAATGTTCTTTCTGCATCTCTCACGCCAGCTATTGGCATATTCTGAATCAGTAGGGGAGAGAAGAGAGAGAATCGAAGCCGGGCAATGATCTTCACAAGGTCCCATGCTTTCCTCCATCGTCTTAACTCCAAAGTTGAAATAATCCCGGTTGTTTGTGTGCGTCAATGCAACGGCGGCGAATGTCTCAACCTCTCCGGTGCTCAATACGGTTGCTTTTACTGCGGCGTAATATGTAGCCCCGACCATGCAAGAGCGGACAACCTCATATTTTTTCGTGTCGTTCTGCCAGGTGTAAAGCTCGTCAATTTCTGCCTTTTTGTCAATAGCTCCGGTTCTGGTGTAGTGTGTTGCGTGTGTATAATCCCATCCCATGATATAAACCTCCTTAATCTCTTACCGGCTCGCATTGTAAACAATGGTTTTTACTAAAGGTTATCAATGCTTTTTTCGTGCCGTTCTCATGCTTGAAATTTTCAAAAAACTTTATCAATGTATCAAACTTGTAATAGTGCAAGCCTATTTCTGAATACTCAATATAGCGGCGATCCGTTATATAGGTTCCTTGGCTGTCGGTGTACTTCTTAAAAAAACGCAGCTTTTCTATATATTCATCAATATTTACTGTTTGCCCCTCTTGCAGATGTTCCAATACTGCGGAGCGGTTCAGATATTTATAAGCCATCCTAAAGCCTCCGATCTCTCAATATATCCGGCTGATCCGCCGCCGTCCGTCTATGCCTGCCATACTCCGCAATATTTACAAGTGCTATTAGGTGCTTCGGGTTCTCCGAAGATAAACCGGCGGATCTGGTCTTGCATGGTGTCCGGGATAAGCCGCGCCCACTGTGTAGCGTTCCGCCATCGGTTTACGGCCCTAGCTGCAATATAAAGCCGGTTGCGTGTCTCTGTGTCCATTTGGAAAACCTCCGCCAATGTGTCAACGGCGTTTTGTTCCCTGTCGTGAACCTCTCGCGCATAATTAACATGATTTTTTCGGGTTGTGATTTCCTCAAATGGACCACGGTATAAGGTTTTAGAGCTATAACAATATTCGTTGTAGGCCTCATTTTCTGCGGTTACTGCGTCAATAAGTCTTTCAATGTCAATTTTCATACTATGCGACCCCTTTCTTTTTAGGCTCCATCTTGGAGAGTTTCACAATATCACAAAATGGAATAGAGGAGCGGGAACCGCGGAAAGTGTCGCGGATGTCCTCAATATAATTGTATCGTGTTTTCAATTCCTCAATATCTGCGGCTATTTCCTCATATTCTGCCGGGGTCAAGTCGTGTAAATGGCAATGATCCCACTTTTCAAAGAAACGGCGAGCCGGGGAGAACTTCGGCAGCAGATCCCGCTGAGCCTGTCCGCCTCTGGTGTAGTCTAGTTTGCTTCTGCAGAACTCATTCGCAGAGGTTGAGAAGTACGGCGCGGAGTTGGTGCCGAGGGTGTAAAAATTTACTTCAAAAGTGATCAATTTTGAAATCTGGAAACAATACATAAATTCTTTCATAACTCTATACAACCTCCTTTGCTGCTTCTCTTGCGCCCCATTTTGTAGCGTGTTCCTGGAACTCTCCGACCGTCTCAACGTGGAGAAAGTCAGGAGAGAAACGGCGCACGGTGTAAGCTCTGCGGCTGCCGTCAAAATTGTTTTCACTGGTAACAAAACAGCGGTTTTTATATAAAGCGGATTCTATACGAGATCCCCAATATTTGAAAGTTTCACGGTCGAAAAAGTGGCCTTTTCCGGTTCTATAAATGACTTTTGCCTCTGCTAATGTAATCATATATAAGCCTCCTATATTTTGAGAGGGAGCGCCCCGGAGGGCGCGCGCCTCGTTTCTGTCAATTAGTAATTTTCGTAATATTCATTAAGGGCGGTTTTTTCGTCCTCTGTAAAAATACGGTCAATAGCTGCCGCGGTACGCTTGCAAGCCTTATAGGCCTTTAAGCCTTTGCGAACCTGATCCGCTCCGCCGTCAATATATCCAAACTCTGTTAAAAAGTCCGCCTCATCTGTGCAGCTCTCAACACAAGAAGCATCAGACAAGATACAATATAAACAATCTTCTTTTGTTGGCTCATGCGTTGCGCTTGGGTTGCATTGATAATCAAAAGTGTAGCGGCGATTATTTGCCGGGTTGATAATGCGGCACTTGTAGAGAACGTGGGACGGTGTAAAAAGGTCCTTTTGTTCGTCTGCCTCTGTTGCTGTGAATTTCAAAGAATCAATAATTTTTTCTGCTGTCATGGTCTTTCCCTCTCTTTTTGTTGTTCCATCCGGGAAAGCCTGTTATAATAGGAGACAAGCCCCGGAGGGGTGGCGGCGGTCCGTGTCGCTTGGTAGGTGTAGCGGATCGCCCTTTTTTATTTGGTTCTCAATAGTCGTTTACGTCAGACTTGCAGACGGCGGCTTGTCGGGGGTTCGCCCGGGCCATTCCCTTTTATGCTGCGTGTATATGGTCAACTCGTTCCAGCCATCGCCCCGGCTCAATAGTTCCGGAGCGGTTCCCGCTTTCCCCTGGGAGCGTCGGGGGCGTTAATCATTGTTAGAGTGCTAACTGCTTTCACTCGATGCCGGGCCGGTTTTATACCGCTTTCCCGATCTCGTGCGGTTCTGAAAGTTTCAAAGTGCTTTCATACTTCCAATAACTCAATTATCTTTTTTATATGTGCGGTGTGAATTGGTACACCCTAGCACAGGTTTACAATTTTCCTTTTGCCTGATATATGCACTCATTACCACAGGGGCAGCCCTCACAGGAGATACAAGCCGGAGGCGGTGGGGCGTGTGTTTCGGTCTCGTCTTAATAAGTGCCGCGCCGCCGTTGCCTTGGTCCGGGTTGATTCCCTTGGTCCGGTCTGCGGTGCGTTGTTCTTTTGGGGTACACCGTGCGCCCTTGCCTGCGCTTGTTTGTTTTGATGAACGTCCGGCGGTTCGTTGTTGTCCGTTGCGGTTCGTTCTTTATGCTTGTATTGTAAAGCGTATTCTTTACAAAGTCAAGCGGAAAATTTACAAATTATTGCAGTTTGTGAAATATGTATAGCCGACTAAACAAAATAGGGGCGGTTTGTTGTGTAAATTGTACACTTTACAAAGTGCAAGAAAAACCCGGCGCAGTGTTTACCATGTAAACGGCAGACTTGACAGGCGGCGCAGATTCCTATATATTATAGGGGTATAGAATAGAAAGGAGGGCGGAGCCGGTGCGGTTGAGTTTTGGCGAAAAAATGCGCGTTATGATGAAGCGGCGCGGGGTATCGGTGCAAGAGGTGGCGGATCGTCTGGGCGTGTCCCGGCAGAACGTAAACCAGAGACTAAACGCAGATAAATTCACGCTTGACGATATGGAGAAATACGCCGCCGCCATTGGTTGCGGTATAGAGATAGAAATAACAGAGCCGCCGGAGGGCGGAGCAGATCCACATATAAATAAATAAGGATAGCCGAAAAAGTAGAACGTAGGGCACAGAGAGAAGCACAAGAAAGCTTTTCCCGGTGTCCTTTTTATTTTGCCCATGTGAGAACGTAGGACCGCCACAGAGGGCACAGAGGAAAGGAGGGCGCAGAGATGGCAACAGAAAAGAAAGAAACGGCACAGAGAGACGCGCAAGGCGTGAGAAAGCAGAGCTATAAACGTTTTAAGGAGGGGCGCGACTACGAACCCACGGACGCAGAAACAACGGCGGCTTTGTGTGATGCCTTTTTAACTGGATTCTTACAGACAGAGGAAACGCCGGAGGGCGGAGAGGTACAGAACAAAGGGGGACGCCCTAGAAAGTTGGAAACGGTAGAAGAGTTTACAGAGGTAGCGGAAAAGTACATTTTTTATATTAAGGATAGAGCGGCGGAGGGTGTGCGCTTGGTGCCTGATGTAGAGGGCTTTTGTAGTTTTGCCGGGATTTCTAGGGAAACGCTTAATAATTGGGAAACAGCCCGCCCGGGTGCGTATTCTGACACAATAAAAAGACTGAAAACAAGTATAGCAGCATTTAAGAAACAACTTGCCTTTGCTGGCAAGATCCCGCCGATCGTATTT